GCTGCCTTCCCGATTCCAGATTTTCGGAAGCACGGAAGGCGCAAACCTGAACGAAACGCAATGGGATTACTACAAAGGCGCGACGGATATAGATCGCATAATGTACGATAACAGCGGAACTGCCCGACATCAGTGGTTACGTTCCCCGTATCCCGGCTACGCGAATGGTGCGCGGGTAGTCAACTCATCGGGCGCAGTCAGCTACACCAGTGCGAACTACAGCAACGCCGTTGCCCCCGCTTGCAGGATCTATGCTCGCAAAGCTGCAGGATAAAATACAATGAACACGGCCGCGGCGGCGCGAGCCCGCCCGGCCGCTACTAAGAGGATAAAGTAAAATGTCAGTGCCGGCATGGAAAAGAAAACCAAACGATTTAAACGTTGCTATTGCTGCAGAGAATTTGCTTAATCACACAATGCAGAAAATGAGGGGAACGAAAGGCAGGTCGTATTTTACAAAATCGACTACGTTCACCAAACGGATCCCGCTATTAAAAGCAACGACCGCCGTGTTGCACAATATAATGGCTGCTAATGAATTTCAAATCGACGACGATCTGGAGTATAAAATGCGCCGCAAAAAGCAATTGAAAGCGTTGGCTGCAGTTTCTGACGTGGTGCGGTATCTTACCACATTTAACGACGACAGAAAGATCGACGGCCTGGAGCATTGGATCGGGCTGGTGGACGACGTGCTTAGATTGTTAAAAGCATGGATAAAATCAGACAAAGAACGCAGATACAGATTGTTGCAGCAGCGGGCCATCCGGCTGGCAAAATTAGAAACAGAAGTACAAAGTTTAAAATCAATGCCGTTCGGCATTGTGGAGAATAATACTAATACTGCCCGAAATCAGTGGTTACGTTCCCCGAATCCCGGCAACGCGAATAATGCGCGGATAGTCAACTCATCGGGCGCAGTCAACAACAACAATGCGAACAACAGCAACGCCGTTGCCCCCGATTGCATGGACAGCCGGACCGAGTAGACAGAAACGTCGAAAGCAGCGCACATGCAACATGCAAGGAGTATTATCTCTCCGGCGTAAAAGCCAAATTTGAGCCGCTGGTTACGGCGGACTAAGACATGGAATACCAGGAAGCAATTGAATATCACAACCTATTAAAACGGCTACAGAGATGTACCAGGGGAACGAAATGGAAGAAAAGCGTCGCAATATATTGGTTGGACCGGCTGCTTAATACATACCGTTTACGCAAGGACATCAAAACAGGCCGATACAGAATATCGAAATATTTGTGGTTTACAATCACGGAGCCCAAGCAGCGAGATATTTACGCGTCCAATATCAAAGATAGGCAGTATCAGCACGCCTTGATTGACGATATCGTATATCCGGCTGTAACAAAGACATTCATCAAAGCAAATTGCGCCTGCCAGAAGGGTAAGGGCACAAAGTTTTGCATTGATGTTTTTCTGGCCCAGCTGCGGGAGTTTGCGAGGATCCACGGTAATAACGCGCATGTTCTCCAATGTGACATAAAAGGATATTTTCCGAATAGCAACCATGATGTCGTATGCAGCAATACAGCACAATACGTGGATTCATACACTGCGCGGGCTTGCGAGGATGTCATCCGCAGTTTTACGGAAATTGAATTTACAAAAATTTTAATGGCCCAGGGAATGGCCAAGAGAGACGCCCATAATGCAGGACATAGAATTTCAAGCTACCTGATATACGGAGGCGACTGGAAAAGAGTAATTAAAGGGCTGAACAGCAGCCAGGTTACTGCAGTAACCAAAAGGATCCAGCAAGGCGATTTTAAAGGCGTCGGGCTGGGGAGTCAGGTAACGCAGACCACACAGATCACGCTGTTGAATGATATGGATCATTACATAACGGAAACGTTAGGGATCCAAGTCTACGCGCGTTACATGGACGACTTTGTACTGGTGCATGAAAGTAAAGAATATCTAAGATATTGCCGGGGTAAAATTGCGGAGTTTTTACACCGGAAGAAATTAACGCTAAACCCGAAAACGCAATTATATCCGTTGGCCCGTGGCATAATCTTATTGCACTGGCGGATCCGCGTGGGCGTAACGGGTAAGGTTGTTATCCGAAAACACCGGTCAAGTATGAGAAAAGCGCGCAGGAGGCTGCGCAAACAAAAGAAGCTACTGGATGCCGGGGAAATTAGCATGGCAGCCATAGCAAACAGTTTTCAATGCTGGCAGGCTGGTATATTGCAGCAAGATTGTTATATGCAGGTTATCCAGATGCGCCGGCTATACTATCAATTATTTAATAGGAGGGCACCCGAATGGAATGCAAAGCGCAGGGAGTTGAAGAGGCAAGACGATCTAATTATCTCCAGTATGCCTACTCACATACAGATGGAGTGCTGCGTCGACGGTATGAGGCCGCAGTAGAGGCGCAGAATGAAGAGGAAGCGGCCGAGGCGGCGCGGGAATACCGGAACCGGCAGCTGGACGATTGCGACAATATGCTGGTACCGGACCGGCCTAATGTGGACGTCGATGCGTGGAAGGTATACCGGCAGGCGCTCCGGGACGTGCCGGAACAGGATGGCTTTCCGCTGGCGATCGTGTGGCCAGTAAAACCATGATGCCGCCGGTTTTGATTATTGAAAAGCAAAACGAAATTATACAATTGCAGAGCCAGCTGATCGCAGATCTGTACAATGAGCTGGCGCAGCATACCGCGGTAGACAACGCCGAAAAAGAGCTTGAGAAGATAGAGGCGCTGAAAAGGGAGATCGGGGAATGAATAATATTTTGCACAGCTTTTTTTCTGCGGATACATTAAAAAACGTTATGGCCGACTGGCCAATAAAGCTGGCGGCCAGTACAGGAGTGGCAGCCCTGGCCGACGCCATGGGGGTGCAGGTGCAGCTGTTTATGATTTTCTGCGCACTTGCCTGTCTGGACGTTTTTACCAGATGGATCGCGCTGGCCATGAGGTTACACCTGGATATGTACCCTCAAACGCCTGTCACAGTATGGCAGGCTGTAAAGTTTATCCGGCAGGCCCATCGCTGGCGATATATCAAAAGTGAAGCTATGAGAAATCAGTTTATCAGCAAGATCGGGACATATGGCGTTATATTGCTATTCGCCTCTTTATGCGACGTGGCCATGATGATAGCTAAGGCCCCGATCGCGTTCCTGCTTCCGGTGATTACGGCCGTGCTCAGCTGCACGGAGCTGCTCAGTTGCCTGGAAAATCTTTCCGAGTGCAATGTCAGCGTGGCCGGCGAGTTGATTGCAATTGTTAAAAAGAAAAAAGAGAAACTAAAACAATAGGAGGATATAATGGCAGCAATATCGTTAAATGATTGTACCAAGGTAACACTGGAAGACATAGAAGTCATTGCTGCAGATGCGCGCGGCCTGATCAGCCGGGTATACGCACATTGGACAGCCGGCCATTATGGCCAGGGGTATGACGATTATCATATCCTGATCGACCGGGATGGATCCGTATATGTTACAACGGAAGACCTGGCTGAAAAGAAATCCCACACATGGCGGCGCAATTTTGGCGCTATTGGCATAGCAATGCTGTGCGGGTATGGAGCAATTGCCAATGAGGGCAGGGATGCGGATCTGGGCCCGGAACCTCCCACGGATATACAGATAACGGCGTTGTCACAAGTTGCGGCTGTATTATCTGACGTCCTGGGCATAGATCTGGACAGGGAGCATTTTATGACGCACTGCGAAGCTGCGCAGATTGATGGGTACGGTCCTTTTTCCGGAGATCCAGAAACCCGCTGGGACCTGTGGTACTTGCCGGATATTAACAACGGCGGCAAAATGGTGCCTGGCGGCGACTTGTGGCGTGGCATCGCAAACTTTTACCTGGCGCAATGGCTGCGGGAGGGATCTAATGCATGACTACTACAAAGAAAATGTACGCTATTGTATTATCGCTGCTGTTGCTGTGCTGTGTTGTATGGCCGCGATCTGGCTGGTGCATGACTTCCGGAGAAACAACGGCATACAAGCAGATACCGATCGGGCAGTGGACGCAGTTGACAGCAGAGTGGACCGCGCAAAAGAGAGAATTGATGAAGCTGCAGGATCTGTACAGCAAGCTGAAGCGGCCGTCGGAGCAGCTGCAGCAGGAATTGCAAGAAGCGAAAAGGCAGCTGCAGACATCACAGAAGGAATTAACAGCTGTCAATCTATCCTTGACAGCTGCATCCAGCGAGCTGGCCGCATCGAAAACATCCTTGCAGACATTGAGGCGCACGATCGCAAAAGAGCGGCGGGTGCAGCGGCGACAGATCTGGCAAAATAGATTCTGGTTTTTTATTACCGGCGCAGCAGTGGGCGCGGCGGCAGCGAAATAAAAAGCGCCCAGGTAAAAACCTGAGCGCAGGATGCCGTACAACGGCCAGAAAAGCGTTACCGCAATAAAAACTATGCACATGGCAGAAAACGCCTGGAAAACGTTTTGCTGCGATTTTGCGGGTAAAGACTAAGCTGCTTTTCTGTCTATATTAATTTCCAGCAGTGGATTCAATGGCAGCGCCAAACCGTTGCCATTGTGTCCGCTGATTCCGGCCACGTTGCCGATGCTGACGACAACACGGTCCGGGTAAACCATAACTTTATTAACAATTTTCTGCAGAACCGGCCGGATTAATTCTGGCCGGTTTTGCATTTTTAACTCAGCTACCAATTTATACCAGTACCGTTTTATCTGCTCCCGGTTTATAGAGATTTTCGGCTGGCTGTCAGTGGCAGCAATTTTTTCATTGATGGCGCGGATCTGATTCTTAATGTCGCGCATCCGTTCCAGGTCAAACTCATCGGCGGCTCCGTTTTCCACCATTTTGTATAAATTGGCCAGGCGTTTTTCCGCGCTGGCCTTCTGCCGGTGCAGCTGTGCCGTTTCATCCGGAACAGTTGCGACCATTGCCTGGTATTTGGTCAAAGCCATATCAACAACAGCGTTGATACGGTCCAATGTAAGCATCTTCAGAATAGCGTCCACCACATGGCGCTCCAGCCAGCTCTTTTTAATGCGGGGGTTTTTGCATGTACGGCTGCCGTGGTTCGTCTGATCGCAACATTGGTAAAACTCATAACGGTAGCCACGGCTTGACATGCTGTTGCCGTTATAACTGTGGCCGCATTCACCACAGCAGACTTTTCCGGATAACAAATAAACAGCTTTCGCTGCGTAGCTGGCAGATCGGCCCCGGTTCAACTCCCTGCGCCGGGCCGCTTCCATAAAAGTTTCCTGGGTGATAATGGCCGGGATGGCATTGGGCGTTCCGGATGCGGCCGTCTGGTTCCTGCGCTGTTTTCCGTAGCTACGGCGGTGCACGTATGTGCCGCAGTATTTTTCGTTTGCCAGGATCTCATGCAGGGAATTTTTCCCGAACATTTTGCCGCGTTTTGTCCGGAAGCCCTGGCGGTTCAATTCGTCTATGATCGGGCCGTATCCCGAACCGGCAATAAACATTTTAAAGATCAGGCGGACGGCAGCGGCCTCCGTCTCATTAATTATATAATGATGGTCCGGGGTGGCGTCATATCCCAGGGGCGGGGTTCCACCCGGGAAAAGGAACTGCCGGGCATTGGTATCCTTACCGTCGCGGACCTTTACAGACAGCTTCCGGGAGTACCAGGCAGCCTGTGCGACCTGGATGCCTTCGAAAAATTGGCCGTCAACGCTGGACGGGTCAAACGATTCTGTAGCGTATTCGTATTTTATGCCGGCGGCCTGCAGCTCTTTCTTGTACAGATAATAATCCAATTCCTGCCGGGCCGTCCGGTCCAGCGTATACACAACCAGCACGTCAAAAATGTCCCGCCGGGCATCGGATAGCATCCGATGGAAGCCGTCCCGGCCGATGGAAGTGGTGCCGGTTTTGGCTTCGTCCTGGTAATGGGCGACAACGCCATAACCTTTTTGCCGGCAGTAGTCTTCGCAGATCCGGAACTGTGTTTCAATACTTTCATGGCGCTGGTTATCGCTGGAATACCTGGCATAAATGGCAGCGCGTAACATGTTGTAAAACCTCCATTATACTGATATAATAGAAGGGCAGACTGCTCTTTTTAATCGACCCTTCGGCATGTCTGTACACCTTTTAACAACCGTCTGGCGCGGCCACGCCAGGCGGTTTTTTCATTTTATATTTGGCTCATTCGGTAATTTTAACTCTTTGCACTGCGCTTTATTTTCGTCTGCAGATTCTCAAGATTTTCCTGAATTTGTTTCGCGGAAGCACCGCACAGCTCCGTCTCAGAACCACAACGATGGCAGACGATGCGGACGTCTGTGATAAATGGGTGCTGTGTAATGTCGACGTCTATACTAAACTGGTTACCGCAAGCGGGGCAGGCGAAAGTAATTTCGTCAATTAACATAGTTTCATTTTTCCTCCATTAACCTTTCCGCGTCTTCCAGGGCTGCCTTCCATTCCGGCCAATATTTTGACGATTCGCCGAAAACTGCAGTACCGTCTACGCTGATTACGATAGCATTCTTTAACCGTTCCGGGTTAACGGTAGCTATGGCCAGCTCCGTATAATTTTTATGAGAGATCCGGCTATAATCATAGAAAAACACTCGCATTTTGTGGGCTTCCTTACCGTCTCCCCAGGTCATTTCGTTGATGCCGGCGGGGTAACTTTTGCCGGTGGCTGCATATGTCAGGTACAGGATCCGCGGACCTGGCCGCCCGACTTCCGCCTTCAGGCGTATCTTTCCGCCGGGGATCTGCCGGTCAAACAGTTTAAAAATATCCCGGGTGTATTTTTGGCCGCTGGGCAGCTGCGTCATGATGGTCTCTACCTGCCTTTTATGCTGGGCCTTATATTCGTCGCTGTATTTGGCCGCAGCGACATTACTGATCAGCAAGGCGGCCAGCGTGGCAGCGATTAGAATAGTCTTTTTCATGGTGGACTCCCGATCTTATTCCGCTTCTGTTATTTTGAGATAAAAGGAATAAACTTTATTGATTCGGTCTATGGCTTTAGCTTGCTTCTGTGTAAGTATTGGCTCAAAATTCCCATCTGTTCCAGTTGCTGGATTTTTCATTAATACTGATATCGCGTTTATAGATTTAACGCCAGCGTTTTTGACATCGGCCAGCGGGATGCTGATTTCGTATTCGGACCAGGCGCCGGTCAATGAAGACCTCCCGCTGTCAAATTTATAATTAGGTACAGCGATATCTTTGCGGGTACCATTATCGTTAATAACAATAGTGGCGGGCACGGGTATTGCCGTCCCGTCGTTATCTTTGGTTTGCATAATGCCCTGTCCAACCGCGATAAACAATTCGCTTGTTTCGAGGACGTTGTTGCAGAAAATCTTAGCGCCACTAACACCCGCAAATCTGGCAGGAGCATATCTAACAGACAAACCTTTAATTTCATTTCCCATAATGTCGGTAGTGTTAAATTTTTTTACTTTTAATTCAGCTTTTGCCGCTTTATCAGCAAAAGCTGGCTCGGCAATAGTGGCTGCATGGATAGTGCTTGACAAAGATATGCCGATTAAAGCCGCGGCAATAACTAAGGCTTTTTTCATTTCTACATCCTCCTTGTTTATATTTACAGCTGTATGCTGCGAGTTATTTATTCCATTTCAAACGGGGGCGCTTCCGGAATGTGTCGATCCGGATTATGTTCCCGTTTTTTCCTTTTCATCGGGCTCCGTATATCGCGCTATTTCTGTTAAATCGCGGACGGCATCACAGGCTTTTTCTTTTCCGGCGCTATTGAGTTTACGAAAATCGGAAAGAATGCCAATTTCCAAAACACTTAAATTTTGCGGCAACGTTCTGAGCGCATCCGGCAGGCGCTCCATGTTTACGTCGTATCCCATGAGCCAGGGCTCCGATACGTTAAGAGCCTTAGCAATTAAGTAAATGCTTTTTTGCTTTGCTTCGTATGTGCCTTTACGGTACGCGCTGATCTGGCCCTCTGTCAGCCCTGTCGCCCTTGCAAGATCTGCAGGCTTCATTTTGCGCAAATTTAGCGCCTTGTCCAATCGTTCTGCAAATGTAGACATAAGCGTCACCTCTTTCGGGCTAATTGTACTATAAAACTTTTGTTTTCGCAATAAAAACTTTCGAAAACTTGACTCGAATACAGAAAAGTGGTATTCTATAAAAAACTTCTGAAAACGGAAGTAGAAGGGAGGAACTTAAAATGACCTTGATTTTTGATTACAGCAGACTGCTTGGCAAAATCAAAGAAAAAGGGCTCACGCAGGCATCACTGGCGAAACAGGTTGGCTTATCGGAATCTACTTTTAATTTAAAGCTGGCTAACAAGCGCGCATTCAAACAAGAGGAAATTGTAAAAACCTGTAGCGCTTTGGATGTTTCACTTGAAAACATTCCTTTGTATTTTTTTTGCGTCAAAACTTCTGAAAACGGAAGTTTTGAAAGGGCAGGCTAAATCATGGACGCAATGGACGAGATTTACAAGATAAGATACGACGGCGGCAGCTATATCGGCCAGACTCCAATCTGTGAGCAGGCGACGAAAATAGCAAGAGGTTACGCAGAGAGCACCGGCCTGTCGGTTCTGGTAGCATGCTACTGGCCGGGCTGGAAGCAGCCGCATGAAAATGTCTATCATCCGGATGGATCCGTCACGCATTTATGGGACGGAGAGAGGTGACGCCGTGATCGATTATATAGAGGTAAACTACAATAACGGAGCGCCGTGTGGGCGTTTTCGCAATGTAAAAGATGCCAGTATCATGGCAAAAACCGCGGCCTACGTATCCGGGCAACCGGTGGAAATAAAAGCGCATTATCTGGATGGCAGCGTGGGCGTCGGAGTTTATCGATCCGGGGAACGTTTTAACGTGCCGGGGCGACCGGTGGAAAGTTTAAAAAAGGAAATTGCTGAAAAAGTGACAGGGTAAGGAGGCGAAAGGTTTGTTTATTATAGGTCAAACAGGTGAAATCATAGTCAATACTGATCATGTTGAATGCATTTTTGTACAGCCGGAGCGCGGGGTGCCGGCTATAAAAGCCCGGACCCGCAGCGTCAACGTAACCCTGGGATTATACAAGACAAAAGAAGCTATTGACAGGGCCATGGCGCACCTGGGGCTGGCATTGCTGGGAGCGGATGCGGGCCATATGCGCGCGTTTGCTATGCCGGACGATCCACCGGAAGAGATCCCGGCAGCGGAATCGATCCACCAGATGGCTGGCACTGATCCGGAAGGAGGCGACGAACATGGGGAAGTGGAAAGTAATGTCCCAGCAGCTGGCGGGGCGTAAGATGTACATCGTCGGCCGGCAGCTGGACGAAAGCAAGCCGCTGCACGGTGGCAATGTTGAATATTGTGGAAGTTACACCGACGACCGGGAAGCGTGCGAAGCCCTGGCCGAGTCGCTGAATAAACAGGAGGGCGGAGAATGATTCATATTTTAAGTCAGGACGGCAAAAGAATGGTGAACGCGGAGCAGGTTGTTGGCTACGAAATCCGGGAGCGAATGGTATACGGAAAACCTCACTGTTGGGAGTATGACATCAACGCCCTGCTTCCGTGCAATGGTTGCATATTGGGCACGTTCACCGACCCGCGTCGTGCAAAGGAAGCTATACAGTTGATCGGCCGGATGATTGCCAACTGCCATTCAGAAAACAATCTTTTAATCATCCCACCGGAGCAGGCTGTCGATCTTGCTGATATTACCGCGCCGCTGGAGCTGCGTGTCAAATACAGAAAAATGTCAGCTGATGCACTTAGGGCAACAATAGAAACAATGGGAGGACTCGACGATGGTGAGCAGAAGGGAACGGAACCGGCTGGCAGCGCAGGCGTGGGCAGCCCAGACGGAAACTGAATGGCGAAGGCAACAGGAAGAAAAAGCGTTGCAGCACAATGATCCGGAGGGGCAGGATCGGCCTCCGGCATACACAGAAACGGAAATGTATGAGCGCTGGCTGGCCCAAACAAAAAAGCTCTATGATCAGATTAACCAGCTTTTTCAGATGCTGGGCATGATGGCAGTTTTATGCGTGCTGCAGTTTCTCGTGATTATCTTTTTGGCATATATGGCGGTGCGATCATGAACGAGACGAAGCCCATTAAGGTCCGCGAACTGATCAGCCGGGCCACATACAAGACAGTCAAAAACATGAACCGGGAAGAAATGAACGAATGGGCAAAAGCGCTGTATAACGATGCAATGCGCGACTGCGAAGCGGCGTCCATGTTGGCCCTGAAGGACGAATTCGGATTTTCCACAAAACGCCTGGCTCGGTTTATGAGCAGGAGGAACAATACCATAGACTGCATTAATCGCCGGGAGATATCGGCGCAGGAAATTATCCTGGGACTGATTGACGAAGGCGTTGACATTGTGGAGAGTGATGGCAGCGTGCCAGGAGGGAGGGGTAAGTAGGAAATGGCGTTATGGGATTATATGCAGAAACGCATGCAGGAGCTGGGCGTGACAGCTTACAAACTGCAGAAGGATTACGATGTGCCCTGGTTGACGATACAGCGGATTAAAGCAGGAAAACCTATTACCACGCCGTCGAAGCAGAAGCTGGCTCTGGCGTTATCGTGTTCAATGGGAGACATCAATGCGGCGATTGCGCAGGCGGAGGCACCGGAAGAGAATGAAACGGGAAAAGAAAGTGAGGATTCTGTCATGGCAGCAGTAGATAAATTGGAAAAGATGGTAAAAGAGGATTTTCCGGACGATGCGCCGGCAAAACCGAAACTGCATAAGTCAAAAGCAAAAAAGGTTGCGACAATTAACGATGCCGCGCCAGAGGTTGCGGAAAGCAATGAAGTTGTAGACGGTTCCCAGAGCAAAGTTAACGGCGAAAACCCGGACGGGGAGATAAGGCTTCGGATGCGCGACACGTCCAAAACCCTGCAATACTATTTTGAAACAGGCCTGCCAGGCGAGTGCGAAATTACCGTAATCGTGTCCACACTCATGCCGGCCAAACACATGCTGCAGGCCTTAGAGACCGCCGTGGAATTGATCGGGCGGGAGCTGCGCGACACCCAGCAAAAGGAGGCGTAACCTCATGGCCAAAACGGTAACGGTATTGCTGGCCATCGTGCTGGGCGGCATGGCCATAGGCGCAAAAGTGTACGAGTTGGCCAGAATTGAAAGTCATGTCTGGATTATTGGCAGCATCATGCTGCAGTTGATGGCTGTAAAAATGAGATGAAGGGAGGCGGCAGCGATGCGCATGGAAACAGATCTGAAAGAAGGCCGTTGCAAAAGCTGTAACGAACCTATTTTCTGGATTAAAACCAAAAAAGGAAACTGGCTACCGGTAAACCGCAGGCCCATGGAAGTGTATCCGGTGCAAAAAGGCGGCCACACTTTTGTCCTGGTGGACGGCTCTACAGAGCAGGCCCTGCCGGTGGAGCGCATGCGGTACGACGGCATAGACAGCGTCGTGGCCTTCGAAGCGCATTTCGCTACATGCCCGTTTGCCGATGACTTCCGGAAGAAAAAGAGGTGATAACCGTGAAAAAGCAATGCATTATGACGACTCCCGGCTGGCGCGTTCCGCCACAATACTGTTGTCTGAGACGCAGGAAGGCAAAGGTCCGCCGGATCATCCAAGTGGAAAAAGTTTTAAAAATTACGAACCGCAACAACAAATTATCATATGTTCCGCCGCGCAGCTCCTTAAAACTGATTTACTATGCAGCCATGAATTTACAAAACAGAAGGGGCCGCCGGCTGGGTATTCCGACGCCGGCGTATTTCCTGCAATTACTCGGGCAGGAGGATCGAAAAAACCTGGCTGTCGAAAAATGGGAGATAGCTGTCGCCAATGTCGAAAAGGCGCAGCGCTCCCGGCTAAAAAGAAGGCGTTTTTATCTACACACCAAAACCCGCGTATGGAAACGGCGGAGGCGGGCAATGCGTGACGCAAGGAGGTCCTGGTATGAATAACACAAAAACGGATCGCCAGCTGCAGACGGATGGCAGCCTTCCGGATCAGGCGCTGGAAATTTTTGCGGACGCGTTAGTGGAGTTTATTCTGGCCATAGAGCAGGAAGAAAAAGAAAAGAGCGCATAAGGAGGAAATTATGGAATCGTTAAAAAAGGCGTATGAGATCACGATGGGCAGCATTATCGTTTTTACGGAAAGCATATATTTCTGTAGTTTACTTATGGCCGTCGTAATAGATCTGTTGTACCAGATACTATGCTGGGCCGCGTGGATCCTGTCCATATAAAAAGAAGCCGCTCATACATTTCTGTATGGGCGGCACAACCAATTACCGTAACTATTATAACAGAAATCCCGGAGGAAGAAAAGAATGCCGGTAAAAAAAACTACAACGCGAGCGGCTGGCGCTAAAAAGAATACAGAACAAAGAAGTGAACAGCCGCCCGAACAAAAAAAGACGCTGTTTCAAGCCGCACTGGATGAAATGGCAGCGTGTCGTGCAAAATACGAAACCGTGCCGGTAGAGGCTCAGGAGTATGGCAGCGATGGCCAGCCCAGGGCGAAATTATCCTGGCTGTTGGAAGCGCTGGATGCCATTATCGGCCTGCGGGGCGCGTATTGGAGTGTGGAATACAGCCGTGAAGAAATTATTGACGCCGGGGGCGGTGAAAAACTCTGCAGTCTAAAGGCCGTTATCTCAAAACACATATCGGACACGGCTAACAATTATGTCGGCGTAGGGTACGGCAGCGCCATGCTGGTGGAGCGCGTGGCAGCGAATACATATAAAAAACATTTAGACGCCTGGGACGTAGCGCAGGAAAAAGCGCTGGCTGCAGCTGCGCGTTTTTTTGAAATTGGCATGGAGCTGGAAGCTCCGCCGGAGGATCCAAATCCGGAACCGCCGGCTGCAAATCCGGAACCGCCACCGGCCAAACCTGTTCCGGAAGTAGCGGACGATTCTACGAAAGAAAAAGAAAAAGCTCTGGCGGAACTGCGGGACGCGGTGAAAAAATTCCATTACCAGAATGTAATTATAAAAATCGTACAATACAAATACGGGACGGAAAGAGTGGAATCTCTTCCACCTTCTTTATTGCGCGATCTAAAGGAAAACATGGTGCTATATCATCAAAATTGGCAGGAGGCACTAAAGAAGGAGGCGGCAGCGCATGGAGATCATAAGCGGACGGATAACTGATATCCGGCCCGACGGTTTGGCTGTTATTGTTGCCCGGCTGCCGGAATGGAGCCGGTCGATCAGCACCAACGTGGTGGAGATCGGCCTGCCGGATGGGCGGCTCATATCACCGGAGCAACGGAAACGGATCTATGCCATGCTGCGGGACATTGCGGAATGGATGGGGGAGCAGGATCCGGAAGTCGTTAAAAATTTAATGAAATTAAAATTCATGGCTGAGCAGCTGGATGCTATTGCCCGGCGCATGTTTTCCCTGGCGGACTGCGACATGACGACGGCCAGGGAGTTTATAACATACCTGATAGAGTTTGTCGTAAGCAATAACATCCCGGTCACGCAGCCGCTGATC